GATTTCAGCAAGGATCTCGCTCGAAAGGATGTTGGCGAGTTCTTGCTCAGCATCAAGACCATGAACTGCCTTGAGGTCCTGAGCGAGTTCCAAGGTGTACTCGGAACGGAGTGCTCTGGTTCTAGCAGTAACAGCAGTCTTCTCGATGCTGAAGCTCATCTCGTTGAAGAGATTATCAGCAGAACCTAGGGTTTCTGCTTTATCACGATCGATGCCTCTTGAACCAGCACCGTAACCACCAGAGAATGGATCGGTTCCAGCACCAGCGTAAGCATCGCCAAGGGGATTGTTGCCATCAGCACCCTGAGTGTATACAGGATTACCGACTGAACCGATGTCTTGAGTAGCAGAGAAGTTCGTGTCTGCCTCAGTAAGTCCGAGAGCCTCAGGACCGGCACGGAGGGTAGAACCATCTTGCTGATAGTGTGACTTCATGGCGAAGATTAGTCCAGTAGGACCGCTCATGGGCTGAACGCCACAGATGTCATATGCCATTAGGTTGGGCATAGCACGGCGAACAAGGCTGATCATGATAGGATCAAAACCAGCAAGGTTGCCGGTGTCGGTGTTTAGACCATTACCTGAAAGGTTGTTAGGACCAATGGCACCTACAGTGTTAGGAGCCTCAGAAAGCATAGTGGCACCGCCACTCTCTCTCATTGCTCTTTCTTGGTTTTCTAGGATGACAGCGGTAACAGCCTTCTTGTAATTATCCTTGATGCTAGGAGCATCAGCATGATTCAAGACGGGTGCCCACTTCTCCTGAAGTTGGGTTGCGTTGAACATTTTTAACCTCTAATTGTTTGTTATTGGTGTAAGATTATTTAGTATAATATATCACTTACCGAACTTGGAAATACCTCTTACATAGGCATCCATGATTGGGTTGGTGCTAGGCACGAACTGTTCGGCAGCGTCCTCGCTCGTCTCTTCTCTAATCTGAGGAGCACCAGTGGCAGGGAAATACGACTCACGGAGAGTCTTAACTGCTTCGGTGTACTTCTCAACAGACTCGAAAGTTACTCCCTGAGCTAGGGAAGCGAGTTTGTCTTTTTGAGTGTCAGCAAGACCTTCGGACAACTTGAGTAAAGCAAGTTCTCTATGAAGTTCGTTGACAGTCTCGACAGTTTTCACATTACGCTCAATTTGTTCATTGAGACGGGTTTCCATTTCACGATTAGTTTCAGCGAGTTCCTCAACGATATCCTCTTTATCATCGGGGATATTGATGTAGTGCTCTTGGAAGAGGTTCTTAAGACCAGCAATAAAATCAGTGGTGATTTCGTTTCTTACGCCACGATCTACAGCGATTTGATTCTCTTCAATCCATTGTTGGACAGCGTAGTTAACAGTGCCCTTTACTTCTTCTTGAAGTTCTGCTTTTACTTCATCAACTTTTTCTGTAAGTGCTTTAGCGTGTGCTTCTTCTAGTTTTGCCCACTCTTCTTCTAGTCTAACTCTTACAGCAGCTTCGAAGATTGTTGTTGCCTTAGCAGCAAAACTTTCGGAAAGTTCTGTGCCTTCAATTAGAGCAGCGATGTCAGAAGATACATCTAGTTGCTCGAAAGCAGGCTTGATTGGATATGTTACAGCAGGGCCAGTTGTAGTTCCGTAAGCAACTTCGGTTCCAATAGATCCTCTTGGAGTACCAGGATCTTTAGTGGGTGCCTGTTGTGGATCACCGGAAATAGGAGTGATAGGAGCGGCAGCTTTAGCACCTGGATTCTCTTCTCCGTCTTCATCATTATCATGAAGTGGAGCAGAGGTGCTTCCACCTAAATCAGTTGGTGAAGATTGACCAGGAGCAACGGAAGGGGATACCGTTGGGTTTGGCATAGGATCAGCACCACCTGCTTTAGAAGTTTGAACATCCGAAATCTTCGAAGGTTCAGAACCAGTTCCTGGGATTACAGAAGCTGTAACTGTTGGCATGGGATCACCCTCATTAAGAGTAATTCCTTGTTCCTTAACAAGCTCCCCAAACTTTTCCTTTAACATATCTGACATTTGAGTGTTCCTCTGGCGGTAAAAACAATATTATTCTTATGAATTATTTATCAAAAAGATTATTTCGAAAGTCTACCCATAAGGGCATTAAATGCCTCTAGAGTTCTTTCTTCTAACTGAACCTTGTTAGGCGCGTTAGCAATGTATCTTTGGTATTTATCAAGGTCACTCTCTTTTAGAGCGCCATTTTCCCATACCCATTCTTTTCCTTCCATAATGCCATTTACAAAAGCACTAGGAGCGGAAGGATCTGCTACAATATCAGCAGCAGTAGCAAGCATAAAATCGTCACAAACATAATTAGCGTTTTCACGCTTATCTAGACTACCCATGCCTCTGGAAGAAACACCAAGTTTTACTCCCTGTTTTAATAGATTCTCTACCATCTGACCGTGAGGTTGGAGAGTAAGAATTTTTGCTTTCCCGATAAAATCATTACCTTCTACCTTGAGAGAAGTAATGAGATGTGAAACTCTATCTAGATTTACAGTAGGACCATCGGGATGTCCCAACTCACCTAAGGCGCGCCCAGTATCTACATACTCTTTAACGTATCTCTCGACCTCACGGTTGAGAACTTCGAAGGGGTAGATCCTACCGTTACGATTCTTAACCTCAGACTGTAAGAAAATGCCTTCGATAAAAAGACTTTTCTCGCCATTAGATTCTTCCTCGATAAGTTGCACCTCTTCGATATTTTCTGTGATAAGTTTCATTGTTCTGTTTCTAGAGTTTCTACAGGTTCGTCAAAGTAACTGTTAGCTACAACCTTTTTGTAAGCATCGATTGCTTCAGAAGCAGCAGCATCCATCATGTCAGAAACTAGATCTAAAGCAGCAGCTCTATTCTTATTCTGAATGTGATTAATCACTTCGATAGTATTATCTTCCATTATAAGTAAAACGAATGTGTTAATTATTTATCACTCTTTGGTTTTGAAGACGCGGCAGGGGGTTTGGGTGCTGCTTTTATCTTTTCAATCTCTCTTTCGTTAGCAGCATCCGCTTCCATTGAATCAATCTCTGGTTGGAAAGCAGTGTTCTCTCTTTCCATAGCATCGAACTGATTCATCATGGCAGGGTCAAGAGCAATACCATTTTTGATATCTTTCTTGATCTGCTTATCCATATCTTTATATTCCTGATCAGTTTGTCCAAGAATTTCTTTACGGATATATTCGCTGGAGAAGTATTTACCGACAAAAGGATCCATCTGAGTGACGATACCAATTCTTTGTGTCATCATCTCCAACTCTTTTAGTTCGTTGAAATGATTATCAAAGAGGTAGTCATACTGGATGTGCTCCTCCATATCATCCCAATCTTCTGGGGTGATGATACCTTTGAGGACTAGTTGATCTCTAAGGATGTCATGGAATAAAGCGGAGAAACGCTTGCGGAGTCTGCCGATAAACTTAGTAAACTTAAGTTCGTCTCTCAATACCTCAGTAGTCTTGCCGAGATTAAAACCTTTGTTATCATCGGTAAGACGTGAAGGTGGAAGATTTAAGGAGTTATATAGTTTCTTTCTGAAATACTCAACGTCCTTAAGTTCTCCTAGGTTTTGTCCACCAGGAAGTGTAGAGATTTCTGTTCCTCTGCCACCTTCTCTACGAGGCAACCAGAAATCCTCAAGCATACTCATATGCTTTTTGTCATCACGAATCTCACCTGTAGTAGAATCGTAAACTAGTTTGTTACGATAGCGAGCCATAACATCACGAAGATATTGCTCTGCTTTTACCTTAGGTAAGTTGCCCACATCAATGTAGAAAATTCTACGTTCCGGAGCACGGGAAAGTCTGTAGATGACAAGAGAGTCTTCAATCATACGAAGTTGATTGAGAGACTTGATTGCTTTGTGTAGGAAACTCAACGTCATCTTTTTGTTGAGATCCTTCAGACCCGAATCACATGTAGCGATAGACTCGGCGGAAATTTTGATACCTTGATTCTGGGAGAACTCCATTGCTCCCTGGACACCAGGACCACTCTTAGCAAAACCTTTTGGATTATAGATGTAATACTCTATGTAATCACCCCAGTCATACTGTAGTGCTGATCCCTTTTGTTGAATCTGGGTATCAGTATCTTTAGTAATCTTATGACGAATCTTTTTTAACTTGAGGGGATCAATATATCTAAGTTCTTGGATACCTTTTTTGGGGTTATCCAAATCAATAACTTTGTGGTAAAATGTTTTACCGTCGATATACCAACTTCTAATAATCTGGTGAGCACTTTTATCAAAGTTTAATAAACGTTTGATGTAGTTAAACTCTTTGCGGATTTTAGATTTGATGCTATCACTGATATCTAAATTAATCAGATCAATTTCTACAGGAGAATCACTAGCATCACTGACAACAAATTCATTTACAATTTCATCCACCGCCGAATCACACTCTGGGTGGAGTGCCATATTGCGGTAGCGTTGGAGGAGTTCATACTCGTTACGAGCTCCCCCCTCCATATCTACATATGTACCAAAATAACCACCTGCTACAGTGGTTAAATCGGTATCATCTGAGTTAGGAGGAATTGGAGATTGACCTCCGCTTCCCCCTTTACTATTGATTTTATAACCAAATAATTGACTCATGATGATTTTAAGTTGTCTGTATCGCTACTATTTATTAGTCTTCGATAGAAGGACCTGAAGAAGCAGCACCACCCGTAGCAGATGTAGCAGACCACCAGGCATATTGGAACTCAACAGAGAACTCTTCAATCTGATCATTAGCATCATATGCTAGATCAATCTGAGATACGCTAGTTGGGAAAGCGTAGTAGAGTTCGTATGTTCTTAGTGGAGTACCGTCAGCACTGGTATCTTTCTGTAACTGAGTTACCTTGATACGCTTAGCATAACCATCGTTCTCGTTAAGAACGAATAGTGGAGCGGTGTTACCATCATGGGTATTCATCTGCTCAAGCCACTTCTCGAAGTAGGAGCGAGTGATCATACCCTTGTCATTGAAGAATGTAGCAGTCCAAGAATCGAAGGTTCTATCACCAGCGATCTTAATTGTTCTACCACGGAAGGGAACTTCAATAACACCCATCTGAGCGGCGGGCAATGCCGCCGACTTGCAGAGAAGGTTTGTGTCGATGTTTGGAGTACCGATGCTCTCGGGGAAAGGAATTTCCACCGAGAACATATTTGGCTTTACGCCTTGTGCGATATCCGAAATAAAATTACTAATCTTAGTTGCCATTTTCTTTTATACCTCGTTAGTTATTGTTCGTTTATAATCAGCGACCAACTACTTCACTGAAAGCAACGCCAGTCTTAGTAGCGGTAAATGTGATGTTAATGAAGTTGATAGAACGTGCTGCTTTGACAAAGATCTCAGCAACAAATTCGTTTCTATCGATAACATCTGGTGTGTTATTAGTTTCATCACAAACAACGAGGAAATCTGTAACACCTCTTCTTGCCTGAACTTCAGCAAGATAGGAGTTTACAGCACTAGCGAAGCTACTTCTAGTTAGAACATCGTTCTGTTCGAAGAGAACTCCAGAAGCAAGTC